TTTATATTGGGGATAAATAAGTTTTCGAGCAGATGAATTATCATCACCATCCCACATAACAACAACCTTATCAAAGTTTTGTTCGTCTATGAAACGCCTAACGGTATTAATGAAGTGCCATAGGGCACCTATATGTTTTCCGTTATGATAATAATCTTTTACTCCGTGGAATCCAATTTTTGTTAAATTGTTACCATCCACTAATAGGGTTTTAACCACTGGTTTTGTTTGTATTCGTTACTATACTATTTTGTTACTCTTTTTTAAATTATCTTCAGCCCACAATGGTTGGAGATTTTCATAATGACATAACTTATAAAGTTCGTCTTCTGTTTTTGCCGATGATAATGGAATGATGTGGTCAATGTGCCACTCACTCCGGTTATCCCAACTCATACCATCAATAAATTGGGTTTCTAAATGTTCTTTAAGAAATTGGGGGGAACATCCTACGATGTCAAAAGTATGTTTTGACCTGTATTTTAAATATCGGTTAACCGAATTTCTCATATTAGAAATAATCTTGAACAAGATGTCTTCTTTTTTTCTTTTTTTCTGGTAGTTGTTAGAATATTCTCTATTATCACGAGACCATTTTAATTTTCTTTCTTTTTCTTTTTCATAATTAACAATATAATATTTTTCAAAGTATTTTTTATAATATTCTTGGTTTTCTTCATTCCATTTAGTATTATATTCTTTAATTTTTTCCTTATTTTCTAATCTATATTTTTTAGAATCAATTGTTTGACATTCTCGACAATAACTTCTAACGCCACATTTAACTTTAGACATCTTATTAAAATCTGTCAGTTTTTTTTCAATACCGCATTTACTACAAACTTTCATTTCCATTTTTAATATATTCTTTTAATAATTTATTAACTAGAGAAGATAAGTTTATAGATTTATCTTTAAAGTATTGTGGTAATTCAGGGTCAATAGATACCGCCAATTTTATTTTCTTTTTTTCTTCCTCAACTTTTCGTCTTCCCATATTAATAAATATCATCAAATAATTAAAAAGTATAATTATTTATATTTTTTTTAATTTTCTTCTTTTTCTTCTTTCAAATCAAAATCACCCTCCATACCAATAATATCTTTCCAATATTCAGCATATTCTTTTTTATATTTTTCGATATTGGTTTTTTCCTCCGCAGTATCTTTACCGGCAATAAATCCGTGTGGCGTCACAATTATTTTACCATCGTCATAACCAAGACCATTGATGTGGTTTTTCATAACCGAAACTTTTGTTCTTGCAGCAAATTTAATTGTTCTTTTATCTTTTGTTGCGGTAATTTTAGTAGTACCAGCATCTTTTTGATTTCCAAATAAAAACACTAATGAAGAGTTTAACCAAATCGCTTCACCACCCTTACTTTTAATTTTAGGTTGTCCAAAAGGATTATCCGGAAGTTGTACCCAAGGTTGATTCACAATAACTAAAGTATTTTCATATTTAGAATCCGATTTACGTGAACCCGATATTCTTTGATTAATACCCATACCAATTTTATCCGCTAATGTAGAGGCGTTATGTTGTTTGCCGCCCTTGCCTTCATATGTCATTTTACAAGGAACTGAACCAACAGAATCCCACATAAAACATAAACTATAATCTAATTCACCCTTTTCTTGAGCATCAAGTAATGAATTAATATAATCAGTTATTTGTTCAATATAATTAAAATTGTTATTAAAAATATAAAACCCATCCCAATCTAATTCACCTGTTTCTTCATCAACAACTTCTTCACAGTCAAAACCCATTAACTTGGCATGTTCGAACGACCATTTCTGTTCTGTAATAATAAAAACCGGTAAAATACCTTTTTTTTGAGCATCAACAGCTGTTTTAACTAAAGCCGTTGTCTTTCCAGTGTCTGAATGACCTAAGAACATATTTATATGTCCTATAGCCGGACCTGGTAATCCCACCGCATCCAAGAAGTCAGGACCTAAGTCAAAAAAACTTTGTGGTTTGTACTTTGCTGATGTTGAGAATTTGTCCTTAATGGACTTAAAATCGTGTTTTTTAATCGCCATATGTCTATGTTAATTTAATTTTTTTAGTTTGTTTAGACAAGTTGAGCACCGAGTAATCCCGGTGCCCAAGTCATATGTCTAAGTTTTTTTTGATTGTCTAAAAAGGCATTTCATCATCTGCATCGTCATTCGCTTGTGGGTCAACAGGTGCAGATGTTTTACCACTACCACCAAACGACGCTTCGCTATCTTCAGAGTTTCCATAAACATAACCACCTTTTTCGGTACTCCATTTAGGACTTTCTCCTCTTGCAAGAGCTTCTAAATACTCAACAGGTTTTTTAGAATAAACATCTTCCCAAGTTAATTCGTCATTAACCCATTCATCACCAATTGCTTTAGTTTCGTGGATTGCAGATGGGTCGTCATACATAACAGTTTGAATAACCGTGTAAAACGCTCCTTTTGGGGTTTTTGCTTTAGTTAATTCCAAGATAATGTCTCTACCTTTTTCAGGGTCAGCAATATCACCTTTGTTTCTGTAGATAGGAATAATTTTGTCTAAGATACCCTCATTTTTATAGTTATCTTTAAATCTCCAAAATTTAACACCATCAGCCTCATTATCTCTATCAATAACTTTTACAATGTAAAATTTACGAGATAAGTACTGTTTAGCCAATTCTTTATCAGAATCTCTACCGGTTGAACGCAATTCTTCATAAACCTCATTTAAAGGTGAACGCTCATTATCGTTTTTTCCTGGGTCATAAAATTTTTGGAATTTTCCGTCAACTTGGATTTCGTGATACCAAACAACTTTAAATGGTGAAGAACCGTCTTTTGTTGGTAAAATCCTTAATCGTCTTTGCCCTTGAGTTTCCTTATCTTGAAGGATTGCCGCAAAGTATTTTTTCATTCTTTCTTCTTGTGTGAATTTTGAGGTAGAAGAAGAACCTCCTTGTTTTGATTGCTCATATTGAGCCAAAACCGCGTCTAATGAATTGTTGTTTGTCGCCATAGTGTTTAAAATGTTTTAAAGTTTAATAAAGTATAAGTGTCTACGAGTGGTTTGTCAAATTGTTTTGTAAAAAAAAATGGTTCAGAGACCATTTTAATTATCTAATCTCTTTAAAAGATGTTGCTTCATCTTCAAAATTTCTAAATGTTTTTTTAATTTCATTTGGTGAATAGTCTTCTACCTCGTCTTGAGTTAAAATATATTCATTTTTTCCCGATTTGTCCATTTCTTCTTCTTTATCAACAAAAAAATCTGTTAATTTTTGATTAAACGGTCCCGAGTCTAGGCTTCTTAATTCTAATTTTTCTTGTGGGGTTTTTTCTCTGTATTTTTCAACTTTAGCCTCCAAGTCATTTAATTTATTCATAATACCGTCCATCTCACCAAGTTTACTTTCTAAATCCGTTAAATGGCTGAATAAATTATTAAAATATTCTTCTTGTTTTTGTTCAGTATTTTTTTGAGATTTTACTAAATCTGTAATATCAATTTCTTTAGTACTACTTTGTTCTTCACCCACTTTTTCAACATCGGGGTCAGCGGCAACATCTACAGGTTGTGGTTCAACCGGTGCTGCAGGTGCCGGTGGCATATTTGGGTCAACCGGTGGTACAGCATTTGGGTCTGCTGGTGGAAGTGCGTTAGGGTCTTCATCAGGGTCTAATCCTGGTGGCAGAGGTAAAACAGCCTCTTGTTCAGTGATATAATTATTAATTGAGTTATATCTAGCCAATTCCTCTAATATTTGATTATCTATTTTTTTCATTTTATTATCCGTTTAATAATTGTTTTACACCGGTCAATGTTTCAACCTGAATTTTTTTATTTGTTGTCATTGTATTATCTACTCTTTCGATTAGACCATCTTTCATTCTAATTGTATAACAATCACCTGTGTCTAAATCGCAAACTTGTTTAGAACCATTTCCCAAATCTTTTTCGGTACTTCTAGCCTTTTTACCTAAATAGTTGTCTAATATTAATTTTGTGTCCATAATCTTTTATTTATAAATATCATTTAATTGTGAAAAATTTAATCTTTATCTATTAATGACCGCATTATAAAGTGAAATCGATTCACCTATCTCACTTTCAATATCCTTTAATCTCACAGAATCAGTCGCTTTTATAGAATCATAAACATTTTGACTATTACTATTGGCATTAAAATATAAAATATAGAATTTGGCAATATCAACAGAGTTTGTTTCTCCAAAAGCACTAGACTTACCTTCAAATCTAGCAACTAACATTTTAACATGATTATCAGCACTATCAAAATAAACATAGGGTATTTGTTTAGGCGAACAATAATAGTATTTTGAACCACTAAAGAACCCTGAACTACCATCACCCCAAAATTCGCTAATATCAATACCTGCATAATTATGTTCATAAGATTCTAATCCTTGAGTTTTACTTGATTGTAAATACATTGTCGCAAATACAATATATCTTAATTTAATATTATTAGTGTTTGAGTTTATTATCTGAATAATATTTTTATAGTTTATAACTGTTTTATTCGGTGTTCCCACTTTATAGGTGTTATATTTTGTTGACGCCGAACAAGTCTGTTGTGTTGACGCAACCGTCGCATCATTATCTAAACCTTTATCTAAAGCCTCATTTCGTTGACTAATAATATCACCTTTTTTAACATTACTATCAGATTTTTTAGGAACTTTATCCTCTTTAATTTTGTTTACTATTGTTGTTAATAAAGTCGTTTTTAATGATTGTATGTAAGCACTTATTTTAGGTAATGACGCAATAGGTTGTCTAACCCCCTCTACAATTGTTTCAAATGAACCCGGACTTATTATATGATTAACACTTGTTATCATATAAGGACCACTAAACATTGGAACATATCGTAAATTAAAATACATTGTAGGTTGAATCATTGCATTACCCATCATATTCACCGTACAGTTATAACTTCTGGTTTTATATAAATTAAATAAAGACACATTTTGTGTTGACGCTTTTCTATTTCCGGATTGATTTGCCATTTGATTTAAAAGTTCTAATGATTCAGCGGTTGCTGTACTACCTCTTTGGTCAACTTGGAATCCGTGGAATATTGATTGATTTTGAGTTCCAATATCAACATTAAAACCAACAACCTTATTTGACATACCCCAATCTGTTTTACCTATCTGACTCTCAACTAATGGGTTATCACTAGCTCGTCTTAAATCAAAAGAGTCACTTCTAAACCTATAATCAATATTATCTTTTAAATCTAATTGTTCACTTGGTTTACCACCATAAAAACAAACTAATTTTGGTGAAGAGTTTCTATAATCAACATTTAAAAATGTT